GAACATCACAGCCAGTTCGATCTGAAGGGCTTCCGCGCGGTTCAGGCGAGCGCTACGGATATGGTTTGCATACGTGCGAAGATGCGTCTTGTTCATGGTGATACCTCATTAGTCAAGTTGGCCGGGGAGTCGGCACGGTTTAAGCTTAGTCGATATTATCTTTTTTGCAAGTGACTGATTCTACTAGATAATATCTTCAGATGGTTACAGGGCCGAAAGGCGTGCTACACTTCGCAGCGTAGTCCCTGATTCTTAAACCCAACTGAAAGGTACCTGAAATGACCGATACGAATGCTGGCGATACCGCCGCCCCTGTCGAACCCACGAAGGAATCGCTGATCGCCCGCGTCGAATCGCTGATCGAAGCTGGCTACGCCGACGTGAAGAACTGGCTGTCGTCGGCGATCACGCACGTCGAAGAGGCGTTCGAGCATACGCCGGGGGAGTCGGTGGATACCGCTGCTACGGATGCGGGCAGCGAAAATGCCGCACCCGCTACCACTGGTGACGCGGGAAACGCTACCGGTGGCACCACGCCCGCTGCGTAAGCCGTAGACCGGGGCATTGATGACGGGGCGCACATGTTGCGCCCCGTTTTACTTTCCGATATTATCTTTTCGTCATTCAACCAAGGGGAACGACATGCAACCAAGGGTAAACATCGATCTTCAGGGCGTGGCCCTGGGGACTGCCGAACACGACAACATTAACCACATCGCCGCGCAGTTGAACACGTTGCTGGCGAAGGCATACGAACAAGGATTCATCGTCACGGTGGAAAACATCTCGCTGCAACCGCTTGCGATGCGTAACGCGCGCATGCTCGGCGAAGTGAGGAAAGCACGATGAAAGACGAATTCACTAAGACGTTGCGCATCCTCGAACAGTATTCACCGGAACTGACAGCGCGTGAACATGACTTGATCAAAATCGCATTGACCATGGGTGATGCACAGACTGCCGCGCAATGGATCATTGCGCATCGAATCGACGTGCGCAACGGCACTATCTGCACACCGAATGCTGGCGAACTGCGTAACTACATGAAGTGCGACGAAGTGCGCGCGATGCACATCTACTACAACCGCCACCGCGCGAACGGAATGCGAATGCTCGTCACTGAACGCATGCAGGATAAAGACGGCAAGACGTTCAATACCCGCGAAATGCACGATGCCCGGCTTAACGTGGAATGCCTGAACGAACAGCGATCCGACGTGCGCGGTAGGCATGTTGACGCTGCGGTTGCGGAATGGATCGCACATGATGTGCCAAGCACGTTCGATACGCCGGATCATCGCCAGCGCTGGAAGAATGCCTATTCGCTGGTTCGTCGTAACAACAGCGAACGTTACAAGGAATATCAGCGCGAACAGGAACAGATCAACCGTCGCTGCATGCGTAAGCTTGGCTTCGACTTTCGCACGCGTTTCGCACCGGGCAAGCTTGCGCCGGGCGTGTCATCACTGCCCGATCTGCTGAAGGCGCTGGAACTGAAAGACGAATGGCATTGCGAGTATTACCCGCCTACGCACACCCTGCGCATGAAGTTGAGCAAGCGTGATTACGACGAACACGGTGCGGCGATCAAAACATGGGTTGACCTGAACGGCGGCGCAACGATTCACTGGAACGTCGTTGCGCCGCGCCCTTCGATGGCTGACGTGTTATCCGCCATGCATTCGTGGGGTGAAGTACCGATTGGCGATGGTTACGCGCTGCGCGTCAGCACGCCGGACATCGGGCAGATCAAGCGCGATGACTTTATCAAGCGGATGGCTCGTTACGCAATGCCGCCAGTCACCGGACCCGCGATGATTGACGACGCGATGAAGCGGCTTGGCGTCAAGTGGTACCGCACGACGTTCGATCCGGCGCGCTGCATATCCGAAGTGTTCGTTACGGAATCCGATCTTTCGAGCGTCGTTCGCGAATGCGAGAAATACCGTACACCCGGCTGGCTGATCGAGTATCGAATCTTACGGCGCTGATATCATGGGGCGTTCAGTCATTCCACTAACGCCCCATGCCTTACCCTCACTCAATCGACTACCGCAACCCGGACTACAACAGCGTCATCCAGTGGCGCATTGACAAGTTAGCCGCTCTACGTGCTGACGCCGGGTTACTCCATGCGGTCAAACAATACTATCGCGAAGACCCCGTTGCGCTTGTGCAGGATTGGGGCTGGACGTTCGACCCGCGCGCCCCGGAAGTCGGGCGTGCAGCAACGATGCCCTTCATCCCGTTCCCTGAACAGGTCGAATGGATGCAATGGGTTCTCGAACTGTGGCGCACGCAGGAGAACGGACTAAGCGACAAGTCGCGGGACATGGGCTTGACGTGGTGCGCCGCCAGCCTGTCCGGCGCTATGGCGATCACACATTCCGGGTTCGTCGCGGGCTTCGGATCGCGTAAAGAAGACCTTGTTGACAAGGCTGGCGATCCTGACTCCATCTTCTTCAAGGTCCGCTTCTTCCTGAACAACATCCCGCCTGAACTTCGCGCCGGTTGGTCGCCGTTCAATCACGTTCATTCGTCGCACATGCGGATCATGTTGCCAGACACGGGTAGCGTCATTCGCGGTGAAGGCGGGAAGAACATCGGGCGTGGTGGACGTGCCGCGTGGTACTTCGTGGACGAAGCCGCGCACCTGGACAACCCGGAAGCCGTCGAAACGTCGCTGTCAGCTACGACGAACTGCCGTATCGATATCAGCAGCGTCAATGGCATGAACAACCCGTTCGCGGAGAAACGCCACAGCGGGCGCGTCAAGGTCAAAACGATGCACTGGCGTAAAGACCCGCGTAAAGATGATGCATGGTACGCCAAGCAGAAAGCGAAGTTCAACGCATTGGTGATCGCGCAGGAAATCGATATCGACTACAGCGCATCGGCAGAAGGCGTGTTGATTCCGCTTGAATGGATCGATGCCGCTATCGACGCGCACAAGAAGCTTGGCATCACGATCAGTGGCGCGAAGCATGGCGCGATGGACGTTGCTGACGAAGGGCGCGACATGAACGCGTTCGGCAAGCGTCATGGCATCCTGCTGGATCATATCGAGGAATGGAGCGGGAAGGGGTCGCACATCCACAACAGCACGCTGCGTGTCATGGATCGCTGTATCGAGTTGGGGCTGTCAGAGTTTCAGTACGATTCGGACGGTCTGGGCGTGGGCGTGCGCGGCGCTAACGAAGTGATCAATGATCTACCGGCACGCCACGCGTTACCGAACATTGATGCCATCGCGTTCCGTGGATCGTCCGAAGTGCGCGACAAGGAATCACAGGTGCCAGGCGCGTATCGCGGCGTTCTGAACGGCGACTTCTTCTACAACCGCAAGGCGCAGGAGTATTGGTCGCTTCGGATGCGGTTCGAGGAAACATACCGGGCAGTTGTCGAAAACCTGACGTACGACCCGGAAAACATTATCTCGATTGACGGGAATCTTAACGATCTGCAAAAGGTGCGCATGGAACTGCACCAACCGGTTTACAGGAAGTCAGCCGGGACGTCGAAGATCGTCGTGCAGAAAACGCCGGACGGCATGTCGTCGCCGAACTACGCCGACACCGTGATGATGCTGTACGCGCCCGCAGAATCGCGTAGTGGTATTTTTGGTTGAAAGTGCTTGCACCCCTTCGCGGAAAAAGATAATATCTGTTTCACCAACTAACCGAAGGGGTGCATCATGAAATTCGATGTGTACTACAGCCTGAAGGGCTTCTTCACCCGTGAACCCGTCGTTACGGTCGAAGCCGACGATGTGCGCGAAGCCGAACAGAAGTTTGATGAAATTGTTTCGGCTGAGACGGTCGGCGAAATTCATGCGATTGTTCCGCGCCCGGTGTTCGAACTGTTCGACACTCTGACGGTCTGCCGCGACACCATGCGACATGCAGGCGTGCGCTATCCGTTCTGGGATGATGCGATAAGTCTGGATGCGCCCGAATTCGTGCCGACTGGCTGTCTGCTTCGCGTCGTGCCGACCGATGGCCGCGCGCCATTCGCTGCAATCGATGTCAAGTGCGTAAGGGGCTGATCATGGCGCAACGAATCACACTCGCGACGCTTTGGGCGTTCGTTGTCGCCGCCGTGCTGCTGTTCACGGTATCGATGCAGGTTCACGCGCAGGTTCAACCCGACGATCTGATGATCGCGCGTGACGCGAAGACGGGTAACGTTCTCGCACTCAGCCAGCAGCCGTTTACGACGCCCGGCG